CAGGATCAAACAGGATTAGGTATCTGTGAAAGAGCATTAGAATTAGGTTATGATGTGTCATTGCCCAACTGGTCAGAAGACATTAAAGATGCAAATGATGCAGTAATTAAATATGGACGTCTGAATACATTACTAAGTATAATAGACTCCGCTACTAACAGTAAAATTAAAGTAGAAGTTATGAGGAATAAAATTGCTAAAAGAATTTAACGCAGAAGTACAAGAATTGTTCTTGCGAATGATGATAACAAACGCAGAGTTGTTTGTTAGGGTTACTAATATTTTTAACGCAGAAAACTTTGACAGAAGATTAAGACCTGTCGCAGAGTTTATGAGAGAGCATTCAGATTCTTATAAGATTCTTCCTGACCCAACACAAATCAAAGCAACAACAGGAGAAACAATCGATGTTGTTGACGGCATGGATGACGGTCATTATGAATGGTTCATGTCTGAGTTTGAATCATTTACTCGTAGACAAGAATTAGAAAGAGCAATCATGTCTTCAGCAGACTTGTTAGAGAAAGGTGACTATGATCCTGTCGAAAAGTTAATCAAAGATGCTGTACAAATATCATTACAAAGAGACTTAGGTATCGATTACTTTGAAGATCCTAGGGCTCGTCTTATGCATCTCAAATCTAGTAATGGTCAAGCATCTACAGGCTGGCCTTGTTTAGATCAAAAACTCTATGGTGGTTTTAACAAAGGTGAATTGCAAATCTTTGCAGGGGGTTCGGGTTCAGGTAAATCATTGTTCATGCAAAATCTATCTGTCAACTGGGTAGAGCAAGGCTTATCAGGTATATACATTACATTAGAGTTAAGTGAAGAACTATCAGCAATGCGTATCGATTCTATGTTAACTGATACTAAGGCTAAAGAAGTGTTTAGAGATTTAGATAATGTTGAAATGAAAGTTAAGATGAAGCAAAAAGCATCTGGTAACTTTCAAATTAAATACATGCCGGCACAGTCTACAGTCAATGATTTGAGAGCATACACAAGAGAATTGCAAATACAAACAGGCAAGAAACTAGACTTTATGTGTGTTGACTATTTGGATTTGTTAATGCCTGTAAGTGCTAAAGTAAGTCCTAGTGACTTGTTTGTCAAAGACAAGTATGTATCAGAAGAATTGCGTAACTTGGCAAAAGAATTAGATATAGTCTTTGTAACTGCATCACAGTTAAACAGAAGTGCTGTCGAAGAAATAGAATTTGATCACAGTCATATCTCAGGTGGTATCAGTAAGATTAATACAGCAGACAATGTGTTCGGTATCTTTACATCACGTAGCATGAGAGAACGCGGGCAGTATCAGATTCAGTTGATGAAGACAAGATCAAGTTCTGGTGTAGGACAAAAGATTGAATTAGCATTTGATATTGAAACACTACGTATCACAGACCCGGGTACTAGTTCCCCAACACATGATTCATCACAACCATCTGCACAGTCAATCATGGACAAATTTAAAACAACATCACAAGTAGGAGTAACAGATCAAATCGTAGATGCTCAAGTTGAACCTGAACAAAAGAAAGTGACAGGTGATGTTCAAAGCACTAAACTCAAGTCTTTACTTAATACTCTTAAAGACAAATAATATCCAAAATGGTCATGGTAGACTAAATAGTAGTAAGGAATTACACTTATGCAAAAGAAAACTAAAAGCCTCTTAGAAGAATTAGAAAATTTCGGCTCCAACCGAGATATTCCGCACATTGTCGAGTCTCGTGGCAATAATATCATTACTAGTGCTGTAAATTTAATTGAGTTTATTCAACGTAACTACGATGATGTTCAGGCTGAACAACTAGAAAAGAAATTGCTAAGTGCTATCCGAGGAAGAGACAAGAATCGTTTTTCAAAAACGATTAAAAAATTTAACGGATAAACATATAGATGAAATTCGATGATGTAATTGTAAAAGAAGGATTAGCAGACTGGATGTTTGGTGACAAAGCCAAACGAGGCAAGTCTGTTGGTGGAACAGGTGGACCAACTGTTAAGCAACCTACGATAGGTATCGGTGGTGGTCTAACTAGACAAGATAAATTAGCATACAAATTGTTTGTCCAAGACTTTATGAGTGATATCTTAAGCACAATCGACTCAGGAGTCAAATCTGGATTAATCAATCCACCATTAGGTGCCCCAACAGGCAACTCAGATCCTGAAGCAGAACCTCAAGGTGCAGAGTTAGATTCTAACGTTAACTATGATGAACCTGCATATAAGAGACAAGGCAAAGATATTCAATATGAGAATATGAATAACATCTTAGAAAGCATCATTGAAAATACAGATGTAGAACAAGCAGGTGGTAGAGAATTCCACGTTTTTATCAGAGACTGGTTAGGACAGTGGATGCAGAATGTAGACTATACAAAAAGTAAAGATGTATTGTACAACATTATCAATAACCTTGAACAGTCTTACAACAATTCAAAGAATCCACAGAGACCAAACATAGATAGAACTATCTTACAACAGTTAGCCGACGGCGCTTGGGCGGCAACTTCTACAGTGGGTGTTACACCCGTAGGAGCAAAGAATGCACCGGGTGCAAAAACCATAGAAAAATCAGTACAAGCAAAGGGTGCAAAAAAACCTGAACTAAAATCAAAAGAAACTGATAACAATCAAGTAAGGGTCAATGATGCAAATGTAGTCCAAAATATACCTGTTGGAGTAACAATTAAAGATGCAGGTGGAAAAGAAACCTCTTATAACGGAAAACAGTGGGTTAATTCTACTGGTACGGTGTTACCAAAAGGAATGCAAGAGAAGTATTCAAAAATGTATTTCATGGATCCTAAACCTTTCTATAGTCCAGAGGCTAAAGCACAAGACCTGTCAAAACTCAAAGAATCTAAAACTCAATCAGCAATTAGAGCAGAAAAAATCGCATTATTAAAGACGAGGTAACAATGAACCTCAGTGAATCAATCTCTAATACATTACGTACATTAGAAAAAATAAATCTAGTAGAAGCAAAAGGTCACTTAGACCACCCAGAAGACCTTGTGTTCTTAGGTGATGTCGAAGGAGCCAAACAAGCAATCAGTGCAATGGAAAAAACTATTGCAACACCCGGTACAATTACAATTAAGTGGGACGGTTACCCTGCTCTTATATTTGGACGTGATCAGAAAGGTAGATTTTCTATCATGGATAAGCACATGTTCAATAAAAAAGACGGTACAGGAAGACAAGTCTTTTCACCACAAGAATTCAGACAGTATGATAAAAACAGAGGTGTTGATCGAGGAGACTTGTACAACATCATTGATAGTATTTGGGACGGATTAGACAAAGCAGATAGAGGAACATTAGGTTACTATTGGGGAGACTTATTGTTTGCTAAACCTTTACAAGACCAAGACGGTTACTACTCATTTAAAATGAACCCAAACGGTATCGCATACAAAGTAAAAGCAGACAGTGAAGTTGGATACATGCTAAATGGTAAAACTGCAGGTATAGGTGTACATACATTTATTCCAGTCAATGCAGAAACAACAGATGAGTCATCATCACTAGACGGTACAATTGGTAACTTACATAACAATAGTGATGTAGCAATCGTACCTAGCAAGATGCCAATCACACCAAAGATAAAGATGCCTACTAAGTTAAAGTCACAAGCAGAAACAGCAATTGCACAGCATGGTGATGATGTAAGAATTCTTATGAACTCAGCACCACAGGCACGTAACGCATTTAACTCTTTGTTCACTGTATTCATCAACAAAAAGATTGTATCAAAAGACTTATCAAACTTGTATAATGATTTTATACAATTTGTAGAGCAACGTCCAATGACAGACTCAATGAGACAAAAGATTACTAATCATTTCAATACACACAAAGAGGGTGTAATAGGTGCATTTCAGATTTGGATAGCATTATACAATCTAAAACAAAACCTCGTAGATCAATTAGACAAAGCCGCAGAGTCTAGTCCTGTTAAAGGATACTTAGATGATGGCAGTGAAACACATGAAGGGTTCGTTGCTAACGGACTTAAGTTTGTCAATCGAATGGGCTTTTCTGCTCAAAATCTAGCCGCAAAGTAATATATCACCGCATTTTTCTCACAAAGGACTAAATATTAGTATGAACCTCATGGTGAGGGACAACAAACTACAGGGCTCGGAACGAGTCTTTTAAAAAGGAATAGAAAAATGGCACAATTTACAAGAGCAAATGGTGACTTTTATCCAGTATTACGTTTAGACGCAACTGGATACAGCAACCCAGGAGTAAACGCAGTTTCTTCAGGTGCAACAGTACAACCACAAGGACCTAAGTTAGACTTCTTTGATATCGAATTAGCAGATATCGCGGCAAACACAACATTAGCAAACATCTCTATGTTAACAATTCAGCAAAAAGCAATTGTTTACATCTATGAGTTCACTAATGATGCAACAGATAACTTAGCAATCGCAGTATATCCTACTGGCGCTTGGGACACAACTACTTTGGCTTCAGCAATCGATGCGGCTACAGGTGGAACGTCTACAGTTACTGCTTCAGCAACATTCACTAACTAAGAAATTAGTTAAAGAATTAAAAAGCCTCTTTTATTAGAGGCTTTTTTTTGGCTACTAAATAGTAGTATGAAGACCATAACTTGTTACACATTGTTTGACATTACTCATACTAATGTACTCAACAGATCAAAGCCTGTTGGAGACAATCATCAGTTATGGCAAATTCAAAGAAATTCACAAGCAAACTTTGACACTATTTTACAGTGTATAAGTTTACGAGGCAACCCAGAAATACTACATTACCCTCACAGAATACAAGACAATACAAACTCAAACATATTCGGCTTTCTAGTCGATCAATCAGATTTTCATTATTGGAAGTTTGATTTTAAAGTACAGAACAATTCAGTTTTTGATGACAACTTAGAGTCTTTGGGCTATCTTATAAAAGATTGCCATGAGATACCTATGATTAAATGCGGCACGGAAAGTGTAGACTTGCCGAACTTTTTAGATACTACACCTGAATTAAATAACATATACTTTATGGAGAATGTATGAAAAAGAAGACTAATGTAGCGGATGCTCATAACAAAATCAAGCAGATGTTCAAAGCAGAAATGATTAAAGAATTAAAAAATCTTTATATCAGCAATGATAACAATGGCATTAAAGCATTTGGTAAATTCAGAATACGTAACTCAAAAACTACAGGATTGTATGATGTCACTGAACATAATTGGGACGAGAGACACGAATTCCTTAATGCTAAACATGCAATGGCGTACTGTGTATTTCAACATAACCGTGAAGGAGACAGAGCAGGTAAGATTTATAAATTAGATGGTGCACTAGCATCTATCAATTTAGATATTGCTGTTCACACTCGTGGCTACAAAAACAAAACTAAAGATTTAGATTATAGACTCATTCAACTGACTAAGTTACAACATGATTTGAACCGTAAGAAACAAATTGTACAAACCTTAGAAGGACTCATAAATACATCTAAAGAACAACAACGTAGAATCTTTGAAGAACACAAGAAGAACCGGTACAAAAGATCCAGAAATTCTGCGGAACAAGATAAATACATTATATCTACGACAGATTACTAGGAATTTAATATGAAACTTAATGATTTAAACAAGCAAGAAGTTGCAGTCAGGGCTTTAAAAGAAAACTTTGAAGTAAACTTGAATGTAAAAGGCTTAAACAAAATACAAACACAAACTATGCATAACAAAGTAAAAGGATTGATTGCGGAAGCAAAAGAGTCTAAAAACTTTGGAGCAGAGTATCCATCATACATGAAATTAGTATTTATGGAACAAGCATTAAGTGAGCATTACAAAGTTGCTCCTTCTGCACCAAGAACTAAAGTGATTACTGAAAACGAAGAAGTTAACAGATCACAAGTTATTTTGGCCGCACAAGACATGGTAGATTCAGTACAAAAAATGCTAGAAGAAATCTCAGACATGATGGTCAAAGAGATGCCAGCATTAGTTGACTCTGTTCAAACAGAAATCGGTGTTAACGAAGCACAAGCATTTGATCAAACAGCAGGACAAGCACTTGCAGAATTGAATCAGTGTTTAGTATC